CAGGCGCCCGAAGCTGTAGTCGAGGTCTTCACGCAGGCGCATGAGCTGGCCGCTTTCATGCGCCACCTGGGCGATGAATTCGGCGGCGCGGCGCGCCGTGTCGATCTTGAAGCGCATCATGGCCACGTTCAGCGGGCCGGCGCACAGGGTCGCGCGCATGCCCAGCGCGGGCATGATGCGCTGGAGTTGTTCAGCAGTTATGATCATCGGGTTGGCTCCGGGGCGTATTTATTGGCGAAGAACTGCAGCGCGCGCTCGATCGACCATGTGCCGCCGAAAGCGGACAGCATGATGGCAGCGGCCTTGTAGGCGTTGTCCATGCCCCACGCCTCGCCGGCGAAGAACATCAACAGGCCGGCCGCGTTCGAGGACAGCATGCGGGAGCAGATGAACAGCCACAGGCGCGGGATCACCGCGGCCTTTTCGTATTCCTGTTTCATCGCGTGCAGGAGCGAGGTAGCGCCCATGAGCGTGGACAGGATGACCGTCATCAGGACGGACAGCATCGGGATCTGCGCCAGCTGCGCGCCGAATGCGATGTTGGCCGCCATGGCGGAGGCGGGCCACAGTACGAGCAGCGTGGCGTGCACGGCGCCGAGCGTTTGCGTCAGTTCTTTTTTCATTGGCAAGCCTTGTTGTTTTTGTAGCGTTTCCGCACGTCGACAAAGGCCGATACAGGAACGATCAGCACATAGACGGCATAGAACGGAAGGATCGCGTACGGCATTTCGTACCGCACGCATGTGGACATCTGAACTGCGAAGCACCCGGCGATCGACATGCTGACCAGGTGCCGGTCGTGCAGGGCCCGCGAGAGCACGAACTGGTCCGGCAGCACGTCATTGATGAACAGGTCGATCATCCCCAGCACGACGAAGACGGCTAGACCGTACATCGTCATTTGCGCGAAGCGATCGGCATGCGCCACCGCATAGGCCAGCGTATCGCGGCGGTAAAGCGCCGTGTACGAGTACAGGGCGGAGATGGTCATGGTGTAGAGGCGCAGGAGCACGCCGCATTCAAGAATGCGTTTCATGCGCCGCCCCCTGCCTCAATGGCGGCCAGCCTAAGCACAAGCAATTCGTCGTAACGCACGCCGTAGCGATTCCCAGCAGCTTTTACAAGGCGCTTTTCGCCGGTGTCGTACTGCTGGATCATCTCGGTGCCGTCGTCCGCATGGACGACACGCTCACCGAAAACCGGCTCGAATTCGTCGGTCCATTCGTCGTAGCACAGCACCCCGTAATCGAATGCATCCAGGCCTTCCGCTTCAAACGCGGCCTTCACCTGCTGCGCGATCACGCCGAAGTGCCAGCGCGCGCCATTGCCCTTTGCCTCTACCGCATCATTGAACTTGAACTGCACCAGGTTCACACGGCGAATTGCTCGAATTGCTGCCGGATTGATGCTCTCGATCTGCTGCTTCTCGCGCTCGTCCGACGTGTTGATAGTCCCGGTGCCGGCATATATAACCGACCATCGGAAGCTTGCGCTGCCATTGGTAGTAGCGTTGTCGGTCGGGGGGACGAAGAACGTGGCGCCCCACTTGAACACCGTGCTGCCCGCTGCGACCAGCATCCGGAAAGTGTCGTCGGTGAAGTTGTAGAAAAATTTAGCCTGAGTTGTTACGCTAGGCTTGGACCAGAGCATGCCGGCCTCGGTCGTTCCTGGCGACCCAAACGACAGATATGGGCTCGTCGTGGATTCGATAGCCACGACGGTGGATGATGCATACGATGGGCTGGCATCGCCATCCTTGACGTGAAGTCTTCCAGCTGGGGCGGCGTAGGATGTTGACGACCCGATGCGTATGCGCCCGGTCGCCTGGTCGTAGAAGACGTTGCCGTTGTTGCTCCAGTCGAGCGAAAATCCGAGCAGGACAATGCTCTTGATCGTGGCGGCATTGAACGTGTTGCTGACGTTGTCGATGTAGGTCGAGCCGATCGAGCAGCTGACGTTGTAGTAGTTGGGCGTACCCGCACCAAACACGCAATAGTTCAAGTCGACGCGCGACATGTTCACCAGGCCGACTGCTCCGCCCGAGCCGCCACAGCCGTACAAGTCGGTATAGTCGATGTGTCCTTGCGAGTAGTCACTAAGCAGGATGCCAGAACCGCCTGCAGTGGTGCCAGTAATCTGCGGCCGGCCAGCGGTGGCGCCGTTATAGCCGATGGAGACGGTGCAGTGGTACGTCGCGCGAATGCCGTACATCGCGTTGTTATGGACACCGCCAGACAGGATGAGTTGCGAACGGTCCTCGACGTCGACACCACCGTAAGAGCAGTTCTGCGTGTGAACGTTGACCGTGTACAGCTTCGACGCCTCAAGGACTGTGATGCCATGCGAATAGGCTTTCGTCGTCCAGTTCTGGAACTTGATGTCCTGAACTTTCAGCGTCATGTTCGTCTGGAAGTACCAGCCGTGATCTGCTGCGCTGCTGGTGCCGTCGACGATAGCGGTAGGAACGTTTGGATGGCCGCCGACGTCCGGGCCATAGAACGCCAGATAGTTTCGGCTGCGCAGGCCCGTCATCGTATTGCCGCCGGCGTACGTTCCAGCTGCCAGGCGGATATTCCACTGACCCTCAAGTATCGGGCCGTAGTTGGGCAGCACAGCAAATACGCGCACATCCGACATCGGCATCGCTGCAGTCAGGCCATCGTTGGTCGATAGTCCGGTGGGCGAGATGTACAGGGTGTTAGTGTCCGACGCGCCAGGAACGGGCGCAAACATATCCGTGCCGCGCTTGATGTAGCCCGGCCCCGCGTACTTGACGTCGTGCAGGCTTGGGATATTGGCGGTCACGAGATAGGTAGCGCCATTCAAATTCAGGCGCTTGCCGCTCGTGCTTGCATACGTGATAGCTGCGAGTACCGCAGCCGTGTCATCAGTGACACCGTCGCCTACGGCGCCGAAGTCCTGCATGCTGACGCTCTCGCGCAGCTTGTCGCGTACCGTGCGCAAGACTGCGCCCGTACCTGCCTGAAAAAAGCTGATGACGGTAGAAGCCGCCCCCGTCAGGAAACTGGTGACTTGCTGAAGATAGGACTGCGCCGATGCCGCCGATGCCGCCGCAGCTGACGCGCTTGCCTGTGCAGACGCCCCCGACCCGATAGCCTGAATGACCTGCGACGACACGACAGACGGCAGGCGGAACACATTGGCGCCCGCCTGATAGGTCAGAGGGATGACCGCATTGGCCGGCAGGTCGCTTGCCTGCGGGTCTGAGCCATCCGATCGTTTGATCGGGATATTCCCCAGTCCGTTGACGTTCAGCGTGCAGGCGCCGGTATTGGCGCGCGTAGGCAGCAGCTTGACTTCGAGGCCATCGACATAGCCGATCGCCGTGATCTTCGGGTCCATCAATACCACATAGGCATTGTCAGTCGTCCCAAGGTTCGGCGCATAGTTGACGAAGCCGCCCTTCAGCGCGGACTCGCCCGGCAGGCGGTCGAATGCCGAGTTGATGGCCTGGCTGATGGCGTTGATGTCGGTAGCGCGCGCCTTCGTGCCTGGGGCCATCTGCGGTGGCGGCGAGAAAAAGCTGTTTGTCATCGGGAAAGTCTCAGGTTGGAAAAGTGGACGAGCAGGCCCTGCAGCACGTGGCCCATGTCGATGTTCGAGTTGCTGTAAAACTGGGCGCTCATGTTCAGCCCCTTGCCCTCGATGCTGAATTCAGGCGCTGTCACGACCTGCGCGTCATAGAAGAACGCGTCCCAGTTGTCCGTGTCCCAGTAACCGCCATTGCCGCCGATGCTTGCCGTCTGCAGTCGGTGTGTGCCGATGTCTGGATCGCCGTACGAGAATTCAGGCTGGAAGCGGATGGACGAATAGGCGGTCGCGCTCATTTCCATGACGGCCTTGCGGAAGCGCTTGCGCTGGCGCGGGCTGCCGAAATTGTCGAAAGGCAGGTGCAGATACGCCTCGATGGCCTGGCCGTCGAAGCTGGAGCCGACGTCGGCCTGGTACACGTAACCATTCACGTCGCCGAACAGGACGACATTGCCGCCGGTCGCGTCCTCGCAGCTTGCGAAGCATGCCGGCGTGGTCGGGTATTGCAGGCGCGTGATACCGACCAGGTTGCCGTCGTTGAACGTGACGATCACGCCGCTGCCGTCGGCGGCGAAGATGCGGTACTGGTTGCGGTTGCGGTACACGACCGAGCCGATGGCGTTCGCGCGCAGCTTGTCGACGATGGGCTGCACGTATTGGCTGATCGTCGATTGCACGAAGTTGCCATACGCCTGCGTGCGGTCGGTGCTGACGATGCCGCGGTCGGCCAGCGCCAGCGTCTTGCCGATGGCCTGCACGGTGTAGGCGATGGCGCCGATCTTGTCGGAGATGGGCAGCAACTGGAAATCGTCGTTCGTCGAGCCGTTCAGCTGGTAGCTGCTGTTGCGCGCAAAGATCGCGAGCGTGTCGCCGGCCTGCACTTCCATGCCGGTCACGACGTCGCCGATGCCGATCTCGTCGGCGCCGGCCAGGATGGTCCAGGCATACGGCGCACCATCGCCAGAATGCTGCACGGAGCCCTTGAAGGACAGGAACAGCTTCTGCTTGTGCGCACGGATGAACTGCGGCGTGTCGGCCGCCATGCCGGTGCGGATCGGCGCCAGCGTCGTGCCGTCGAACTCGAATGCCGGATTGACGCCGTCGCAGAAGTACATGCGGCGCGTTGCCAGCGAACCGGTGAAGTTGTACGTGACAAACTCGAAGCGCCCGCCGGGCAGCAGGGTGATCGGCGCGTTCGCCGCCACTGCGTTTGCCATCGGCGCGCCGGCCACGCGCAGCAGTTCGCCCGCCTGGAACGTGCCGCTGGACGACGACAGCACGATGGTGGCCGTGACGCCGAAGCTGGCCCATGCGCCCGTACGCACGCCGGCGCGGGCCACGACGCCAGTGGCGCCGGACGTGGCACCCGTGACCGTCGTGCCCTCGACGAGTTGCTGGGCCTGCGGGTAGCACGTCAGGCCGGCGGCCACGTCGCCCAGCACAATCGCCGCGCCGCCTGCCGTCAGCGATACCTGGAATGTGTTCGCCGTCGTGGCGACGACGTAATAGCTGGTGTTGGCGCTGGCGCCGCTGGGGATCGTGCCGCCGAACTGGACGAGCGCGCCGACCGATAGCCCGTGCGCGGCCCAGTTCACGGCGCCGCTCGATGTCGTAACGGCCTGGCTTGGCTGCTTGACCTGCAACTCCTGGCCGAACGTGACGGCCGCCCAGCCGGCACTGGTCGACTTGTACATCTTGCATTGCGTGCCGTCGTAGTCGCGGAACGCGTACGTCACGCCGCCAAACATCCAGACGCCGCGGATCGGACCGACGCCCGGCACGGCCTGGATGTCGGCGCGGTACAGGTCGGCGGCGGCGGCCAGCGCGGTGGCGTCGCGCAGAGAATCCGGGTAGCCGCGCACAATCGCCGTGCCCAATGTGCCAAGCACACTTGCGTCCATGCGCGTGATCGTCTCGCCATCCTGGAACGAGCCCGACACCTTCGAGACGCTGATGCTGCCCGTGCTGGCGCTCGGCGCCGGCGTGCCGTCGCACATGACGACGATGCCGATGGCCCCCGACGTCGCGCCGCGCACCTGCGTGCCGATGGCGACATAAGGGAAACTACCCTGCAGGTAGAGGTAGGTGGCCGCCGACGGCGCGGGCCGCCCGTCCAGGCGCTCGTAGCCGTCGATCCGCTTATAGCCGCCCAGCATGCCAGGCTCGTAGTTGACGGCGACGATGGCGTTCCCTGGCTGGATGTCCAGCGCGGGTGACATCATGTCGAGGCCGCCGATGAAGCGCACGCGCTCGATCTCGATGCGTGCTTCGGGGATGCGGACCTGCTTCATACCAGCGACTCCGAAGCGGACCACTTCGGCAGATACTGGCTCGCCATCTGTGCCAGCATGCGCGCGCATTCGGACTGCCCGAAGATGAACACGGAGCTGTCGCCCTCGTAGGCGCCATACAACTGCAGGGCGCGGTAGACGATGGCATCATGGAAGCGCGCGGCGAACGGCGGCGCGTCCTGATTGTTGACCAGGTCGATAGGCGCGCGGTACTGCTGGCCGGTCACGACATAGCTGGCGTCTGGGATCGGCCAGAAAATCAGGGACTGGTCCGGCGCTTCGGTCACGACAACCGGGCGCCCGGTCTGCAGGCGCTGCGCGCCATACGCGTAGATGCGGCAGAAATCATCGTAGGGGACGAACCCAACGGGCTGTTCATCCATGGGGCCGATGGCCGCCGCATAGCAGCGCCAATCGTCGCCGCGAAAGCGCCATTCCCCGAACCCGGTCACGCCGGCAGCGGCGGCCGTGTAGGTGTTATTCGATGCGGTCGTGGTGAAGGTCACGCCGGCGCGCAGAAACTCCCATTCTGGATTGTCCAGTTGGATGTCGCGGTTCGCCTTGATGATCCAGTTGACGGCGCGCAGGGCCTCGCCAGACTGGCCCTGCACGGAGACGATCGAGCCGGTGATGCCGGCCTGACGCATGAAGTCTTGAACGAGTTCGAGGAATGTCATTGTGGAGATGGATTACGGCTGCGAAAGGATGTTGTTCAGCCAGGCATTGCCGATCGGGTTCTTGTCGCGCATCTCGAAGGGGTAGCGCAGCCCGTGGTTCAGGTCGATCTTCGTGGTGCGGTCGCCGTTGCCGTCGGTGATCTCGGGCGTGGCCACGCTGAAGGGCTTGGCGCGCGCCAGCACCTCGACATACTTGCGACGGGCGATCACCCATTCGCCGCGGATGAAGCGCTGCGGCCTGCCGTTGTTCCAGACTTCGACGATCTTTTCGGCGTTCTGCTCGGAGGACGGCAGCACGCGTACCAAGACTTGTTCTTCCATGAACGTGGCATCGGCTGCGAAGCGCTGGAAGTGCGGATCGGTAGGGCTCATCGACACGGTGGAATTCAGGCTGTCGCGCAGGTCTTCCAGCGACATATCCTGGTCCAGCGTGATGCTGCGGTCATGCATGTCCAGATCGGCATCCAGGGTGTCGGCGCCAACGGTGCCGGTCATCATGTCGGAGGAAACTGCAGGGGTACGGTTGCGGCTCATGGTGGAATCTCCAAAAGGAACGGGCCACCAGATGGCGGCCCGTTTGGGTTGCTAAGTGCTGCCGGGGATTACGACGCTTGCGGGCGGTTCGGCACGGCCATGATGTCGCTGGCCGTCACGGTGATGCCGGCCTGGTTCCAGTTCGAGGTGCCAAACGTGAACAGCGTTCCGGTCGAGACGTTCTTGATCACGGCATACGCGAACGGGACCAGCGTGTCGGGCAGGTTCGCGAACTGCGGCGCGGCGAACTGGAAGGTGCCCGAAGCGTCCAGCAGTTCGGTCGAGCCCTGCACGACCTTGACGTTACCGGCCGAGTCCAGGCACCAGAGCACGTTCGTGCCATAGCCGGGCTTGACGGTGATCGCCGCGCCGGTGACAGCGTCGGTGGTCGGCGTCGCGGCGCCGGCGGCAGTGCTCTTGCTATACAGCTTGCCGTACAGGGCATAGGCGATGGCCGTGCCGAGGGTGTACGTGGTGGCAGCGCCCGACAGGCCCGTCAGGCCGGCCTTGCCCAGCACCAGATTGCCGCCGATGAAATTTTGAGCTTGCATGTAAATATTCCTTTTCGGAGAGGGTTACGACTTCTTGACGTTCAGCGCGGCCTTCGCCACGGCCAGGGTCGCGACGTTGTTGGTGCCCAGGTTGGCGACGGTGCCCGCCGCGGCGGCATCGAGCTTGGCCAGCGCGGCATTCAGCGACGCGCGCAACTGCTCGATGTCGTCGGTCAGCCCGCTGAACGCAGCCAGCAGCAGGCGCTTGTCGGACTGGTTGATCGCCATCTTCTGGATTTGCTGCGAGATCGAGACTTGGGGAGATGCCATGTTGATCCTTTCAGGTCAGGCGCCAGGCGCAGGGCCCGGCGCCGTTATTGGATTACGGCAGGGCCGTGACGCCGACTTCAGCGACAGCCATCCAGCCATTGTTCAGCACGACGGCGGCGAAGTAGTTCTTCGCGCCGATGTAGCCGCGCTGGCCCAGCGGGTCGTTCTTGTCCTTCTGGCCCGGCGCGATGTAGGTCACGTCGATGGAGTCCTTGCCGCGCAGTGCGACCTGGCCCCATGCGTTCTCCGCGGCCACGATGACCGGGTACACGTCGACGTTTGCGCCAGTGGTCGAGAACAGGCCGGTCGCACCGACAGCCGCGCCCGAGTCCGGGATGCTTTGCAGTTCCGGCGACAGGATGATGCGGAAGTTCTCGGCGCTGCCCAGCTCCTGCTCGTGCAGGACTTTGCGCTGGCCGTAGATCGCGGTTTCCTTGAAGCCCGGCAGGTCACGGATGTCCTGTTCGGTGTCGGTGTGCGCGAACACGAGATAGGACGCTTCGACGGCCGCGGTGCCGTAGTTCGGGGTCGGGGCCAGGATGCCCGTGATGAACTTCGCGTGGTTCGCCTTCAGCGAGCGCGTCATCTTGCGCAGCAGCGACAGGGTGATCTTGCTCGATACCGTGGCGCGTGAGGTGCCGCCGGCATAGAACTTGTTGGTGCAGCCCTTCAGGGCGCCATAGCGTACCATCTCGCGCACCAGGCCCAGGCGCTCGCCGGTCTGCTTCTTCATCTCGTCGACGATCTGCGGGCCGTCCTCGTGCATGTCGACCATCTGGTCCGACACGGCGTACAGCACGGCGTACTGCTGCATCTGGACTTCGATGTCCTGCGGGGTCAGCGTGTCGGCCGCCGGGGTGACGCCTTCCTGCACGATGTGCGCCACGGCGTTCACGTTCCACTGGTTCGGGTTCGACAGGGTCGAGCCGTACGGCAGCCAGCGGCGGAACGAGATCGTCTTGCTGGCGTTGGCCGGCATCTTCTTCTGCTGGCCGGTGATGCCCAGCACTTCGACGGGCATGGCGTGCGCCAGGATTTCGCCCTTGAATTTATTAATCCGGGCGCTGGTGTTGAGGGTTTGAATCGTCATTGTGACTTTCCTTCAATGAATGGGTGGGGTCAGCGGCTACCCGTGCGCACGGCTTTGAAGCCGGCTTCGAATGCCGCATCGTCATCGACTGCGTTAATGCCGGTCGTCGAGCCCCTCGTTGCGGGGATCGCGTTTTCCAGCCGCTTGCCGCGTTGCTTGTTGGCGTCGGCTTGCGCCGCTGCCTGTTCGTCGCGCTTGTGCTTCCAATCCTTGAATCCCTTGAAAGCATCGACCAGCACTTTTGCATCCCAGGAGGACGCGAGCAGGTCTTGCGCGGCTTGCGGCAGCTGCGAACGCCATTCGGAAAACTCGGGCGTCTTGCGAAGGTCGCGCCAGTCGGGATGCACTGCATCGACGATGGCTTGCTCCTTCTGCTTGAGCACCTGCTGGACACGTTCGTCAGCGAGCGGATCGACCATGACGGGATCGGCTTGCGGCGCCGGGGCGTCGCCTGCGTTGCCCTGTGGGTCGGGGTTCGCTGCTGCCGGCGTTGCGAAGGCATCGGCCAGGTCTTCCTCGAGCATCTGCCCCAGCTCGGGGAATTCCGCTCGCAGGCGCTTGAGTTGCGCCAGCGCCGGCTTCTGGCCGTCGGCCGCGCGTGCCGCGATCGCCTTTAGCTCCTGCTGGATCGAACCGATCTTGCCGGCCGTGGTATCACGGGTGCGGCGCAGTTCTTCCTGCAGTTGCGGGATCGTGGCCGCTGCGGCGCGCAGGGCCTCGACCTCGGCTTTCGTCAGCGCGACGGGCGCATTGGCTTCGGCCTGCGCCTGGGCTTGCGCCGCGGCATCGGCTGCGGCCTGTGCGGCGGCTGCATCCGCTTCGGCTTGCGCGCGGGCGGCTGCATCGTCTTCGTGTCCATCCTGGCCATTCGATTCGGCGGCATGGCGGTCGGCGTTGTTCGTCGTGTCGGTCGATCCTTCGACGTGCGGCATGGTCTGCTCGCGCGTGGTGTTGAAGGCGGCCATGAACTCGGCTTCTGCCTGCGCTTCCTGTTCGGGCGTCAGGGTTTCCAACTGGTCATTCTCTGCTGCCATGGGGTGCTTCTCCACAAACAAAAAACCGCCTCGCGGCGGCTATTACGACAAGGGGCCGATGGTCCCTGTCACTCGTGCCCGTCCTGGCTTTCACCAGCGGCGAGCAATGCTTTCAATTCCATGATCCGGCCGCGCAGCATGGCGGTCTTGTCTGCGGGCAGGTCGTTGTCGTTCTGGCGCCGGTACATATCGAGCCGGGCCTGCAGGCGCTCGCGCATGCGCAACCAGACATCGCTGTTGCGGTCCCGCTCGGACAGCGTCAGGTCGGTGGGGTCGATCGGCGGCCTCATGCCTGGAACGCCTCACCATTCGGCGCGCGGCCGGCGGGCTCGGTCGGCGGCGCGATGACCTGCGCGGCGGGGTTGTGGTGCTTGTGCAGGTCGGCGGCCGTCGACATCGCCGACAGTTCCTTCTGCGTCTGCAGTTTCATCGTGGTCTGCGCCAGCTCGGCCTTCACGGCATCGAGCGACATCTGGCGCTTGTTCGCATAGTCGAGCATGGCCAGGTCGCGCTTCATCTGCAATTCGGCCTGCTGGGACTGGGCGTCGGCCTGCGTGCGCGCGGCCTCGGCTTGCGCGAATACGGCATCGCGGTCCATGTCCGACTTGATGCGCTGCTGCTGGGTGCCGGCGGCGATCTCGGCGGCCTTTACGCGCGCCTGGGCACCGATCTGGGCCACTTGAATCTTCGGGTCCTGCGGCGGCGGGCTCTGCTCGGCCTGCTTCTTCTGCTGCGCCATCTCGGCCGGGCTGAACTGGAAGTTGGACGGATCCAGGCGCTGCGCCTTCATGTACTGCTTGATCCAGCGCGTCGGGTCGATGCCGAATACCGGGTTGCCGATCAACTGGCCCATGGCAATGATGGCCTGGTTCTGGGCGTCGCGTTCGAACAGCGCCGACGAGCCGCGCGCGGCCACGATGTATTCGCCCTTTTCGTCCTGCTCGCCGTAGATCAGCAGCCACTCGTAATAGCGCAGCAGGTGCGGCACCGTGATGCGGTCGTCGAACAGCTTGGCGATCTGGCGCAGCGGCGTGTTCGAGTTGTTCGTCAGCAGCTGCATGCCGCCCACCGTCTCGCTGGCCTGGCCCTGCTGGCCCTGCATCAGCATCGGCAGGCCGGTGCTGTCCTCGGCCAGCTTCTGCGCATACTGGACGATCTTCAGCAGTTCATCGGTCAGCATCGGGATCGTGATCGCGGCGAATGCCTTGCGCACGTCGTCGATGTTGGTCGCGTCCTTGAGCATCTTCCACAGCATGCGCGGGCGGATCGTGTAGGGGTCGGCCGAGTTCATCGGCTTGATGGCACCGTCGGCGATGACGATCTGCGGGCCGGCGGCAAGGCCTGCGTTGTCCAGCAGGTTGCGCGTGGCGGCCGTCAGCATGCGCTGAGGCGTGCGCACCTGGCGCGCCACACCGATGCCAGCCCAGTGGCCGTCACGCTCCTGCCACACCATGACGTCGTAGGGGAATTCGCCGCTGTCCAGCGTGCTGCGCGCGGCCTTGATGACGCGGTCGTTCACCATCGTGATCATGACCGGCAGCACGGTGTTCTGGTCGACGTCCAGGCCGGCGGCGTTCAGGTCGCCAGCCGTGGCCACGCCGTAGAAGTACCAGATTTCGAACGTCTCGGCGTCCGGCGCCTGGTAGTTCGTATCTTCCTGATGCTTGCGCTGCGGGCCTTCCGACAGGCATTGCTTGATCGTGTCTTCCAGGTAGAACGGCTGGCCGTCCTCGCCGCCGGTCCCGATCAGGTCGCGCAGCTCGCGCGCCGTGATCATGTCCTTCTCCCAGGTGTAATTACCGCGATGGATGTCTTCGCCGCATGCGGGGTCCGGGTAGAAATTCCAGTAGCTGATGCGCTTCGATACGGGCGCCGTCTTGTTCTGGATCGACATGCCGACGATGTTGCCGTTCGCATCACGCTCGATCGCGCGCGCCACGCTCTTGACCGGGAACGGGCCTTTCAGGATGCCCACGCCCACCTTGGCGGCGTCCTTCAGGACCTTGCGCTGCTCGGCGCCATATTGGCCTTCTTCCAGCCAATCCTCGATGCGGCGCTTGGCCTTGGCCACCTTGGCGCGCGCGTCGCCTGCCATGGCGGTAGCGGCCTCCCCCAGCGTGGCGAAGTTGCCGGGCCCGGACCATGGCTTATCACTGTGCATCGCCTCGATGACGTCGGGCATCGGCGTCTCGCGCAGGTCCCAGTTCGGATCATCGGTCGGCAGCAGCATGTCGGCCGCGCGGCCGGCGCTGAAGTCCACGTAAGCACGCGTGATGTTCGGGAAGACGTTCGAGCCCGTGCCTGCGGCGGCGCTGCCGGACAGGCTGGCGCCGCCCGTGCCACCGAAGTCGCGCGGCTTCAGGGTCGCATGCTCGTTGCGGTTGGCGTCGTCGATGCCCTCGTAGAACTCCTCGTCCTCGCGCCAGATCATTTCGATGTTCGACTGCTGGCGGGCATTGACGGCGGTTTCGCGCTTCTTGGCCAGCGCCGCGGCGAATGCGTCCAGGCGGGCCTGGCGGTCTTCGGCCTCCTGGCGCTCCTGGTCCGCCATCTTCTCGGCCAGCACCTCGTCGACCTCGTCGCCGGCCGCAATCACGGCATCGGTCTGGTTGTCTTCCAGGCCCAGCTGGTCGTCGTCCTGGCTGCCAGCCATGGCGCGCGCATCGGCTGGGCGCGGCTGTGCGGCGCGGGCGGCCTTGCGGCGGCGTGCGGTCTGTTTATCCATGCGTTGCTTTCTCAGTATCCTGCGCCCGGGTCATGCGGGCGGAATGGTTCGACGTTGACAGGCGTGTTGTCGACCGGGCGGAACGGCTCGGCGAAGGTGATCGACAGCGCATCGGCAATGTCAGGGGACAGGCCGCCGCGCTTCTTGATGTTTTCCTTGCTCTCGATCTTGATGCGGCCCTTGCTGTCGTACGTGTAGCCGGGCTCGACCAGGTCGGCCTGCAGTTCGTCATCATCCGGGATGCGTGCGGGCTTCTCAGCAAACCAGTTGCGCATGCGGCACCACATTTCGGCGCGCTTGTTCACGTACAGATCGTCCTCGTCCGCGCTTTCGCTGGCCTGCACCGGCACGACGATGTCGCCGTAGTTCAGTTCTTCCAGGCGGTCATAGACGCCCACGCCCAGCCCGATGATGTCGATGAACACCTTCTGCGGCTTCTCGTCCTCGATCAGCTTGGCCAGGATGCCGGCCACCTGCATCGTGTTGCGCTTGGCCAGCGTGCGGATCTTCGTGACCACGCGGCCGCGGCGCCACACGATCGCCGTGCGGTCGTCGCCGTAGCGGGCCGGGTCGCAGCCAATGACCAGCGGGACGTGCGCCTGCGGACCGATGCCCTTTTCCTTGCGCGCGGCCAGGATGTTTGGGATCGGGATCAGGCTGTCGCGCTTGGCCGATACGAACGC